ATTTTTAAACCGTTCGTATCTGCTATTCCTCCAAGTAAATTTGCTTTTGTTTGAATATCATCTAATTCATATTGAAATTCTTCACTTGCTTTCTTTATGTTTAATGTTTCTAAAAAAGATTCCCAATTAACTAAACTGCCCATACCCTCAACACTTGTTTCTCCAGGGGCAAGATTTTTCATTTGTTCTTTTAGTTTCTTGATATACTCTATCGTGAACTCTATTTGTGCTGCTGTCTTGTCAAAACTTTTACCAAGATTGTTTGCATATATATCTGTGGTTGCTAAATCCTTTGAAAAATCTTGTTGCAGTTTTAAAACCTGTTCAGTATTACTCTTATAATTACGAATATCATAATCAAGCTGAGCCCACGTCTTTGAGTTTTCTTCTCCAACATCCTTCATTGTTTCTTTAAACAATTCTGCCCCAGCCGCTACATCTTTAATATTATCATAAACAGTTTCCAAACTTTTAGTTTTGATTGAAAACATACCTTGACCTTCTAACTCTCTTAACTTCTTTATCGTTGTGTTAAGTAAATTTGCTTGGTCAATAATTGTTTGGTAACTATCTCCTGTTTTTTCACTTTCTTTATTCTGTACATACATTTGAATATTAAAATCTTCAAATACCTTTGCAAGTTCCTTCTGTAACCTTTTAAGTTTTTCTAAGTCAGTTTCTAAATCATCAGGAATAATATCAGGTGGGGCTACACCTGTTATTTGTATTTCTTCGATCCCAAATACTTGATTTACTAATGAATTTATACTATCATTTAATGTGTTTACCTGTGTATTAATTTCTACCAAATTTCCTTTTGCTTTTGCTAATTCTGCTTCTTTAAACCAATCAGCTTGTTTAAAGATATTAGTGATTCCAGCAACAGGTCCTAACATAGCAACAGAAGGCAATCCTTTTACTAAATGAACCTTTACCTTTTCAATGTCACTTAATTCTACTCCTTGTCCTTTTGAAATCTTATCTTGTAATTCAAGTTGTTCCGTAATTTTTTTAACGATTAAACCCTCTGCTGCTTGAAGTGTGTATTTCCTTTTCAACATACCCATATAGGTATTAATCATATCAGCAGCCTGACCTGTACGAACTTTTTCCTCAGTTATTCCTTTATTATAAATTTCTTGTAATCTTATTGCTTCTTTTAATGCTTCTTCTCTTTCTGTTTTTGTTTTGGTTTCATCTTTAGAGATTTTCATTAACTTTTCAATCTCTTCTTTTTCAACAATTATACCACCCGTATAAATGGACATTGTTTTATTCAATTCACGTATTGCAACAGCCCTTTGTTCCTCGGATGAAGTATTATTGTCCAATACTCTTTTTAATCTTTCTAAATGGGCTACCTCTGAGGCAACAGAACTATTTACTTCCGTGGTTACCTCATTACTAATTTTTTCAACAGCACTTAATTCCTTCTTTTTATTAATCAATAAAGCAAGAGCAGTTACCACAGCACCAATTGCTAAAGCCACCCATCCCCAAGGAGTAGCTGCTATTACCTTATTAAGGACTTTTGTTATTGCTACCAATTTTGTTTTATTTCCTGTAACATACGCAATTTGATAAGCCCATGCTAAATAAGCAATTTTTTGAAGATTGATAACGGTAGTTAATAAAGAACCTGCTTTTGTCATTAACCCCATTTGTATTATCACTGTTCTAATAACATTCCTCAAGGTTGTCAATAACAATATAAGTGGTCGTATCGTTACCGTTATTAAAAGGTTAAGGATTAACAATAGAGGGCCTACGGCAGCGGTAAATCCTAATACCTTTATAATTAATTCTTGTGTAGGTTTACTCAATCCTGTAAACCAATTTCCAAGGTCTCTAATCTTTCTTGTTATATTTACAATCGTAGGTAAAAGCATTTCCATAATTGCCTCACCAAATTTAATTAATGTTGCTTTAGCCTCTGCCATCGCAGCATTAAATTTGAATTTAGTGGTTTGGGAAATAATCTCAAAGGCAGCGGCTGTCGCACCTAATGAATTCTTTGTATCATTAAATACCCCAATCGTTTCTTCCAGATTAGCACCAAGCAATGAAGTTACACCCATGAACGCACGTATATTTGGAAATATTTGTCCTAAGGCTTCCTCATTCGTCCCAATCTTTTCTTGAAGCATTTGCAAGGTATCTATCAATCCATCACTTCGCAAAGAATTTCTGACATCTTGTGCTGTTAATCCAAATTGTGCTAATCCTTTCTTTACTTGATTTGTTGGTTTAAGAAGAGTAAATAATGTTTGACGTAAATACGTGGAAGCATTTGCCGCAGGAATACCATATCGTGTCATCGCCGCAATAGCACCTCCAACTTGGTCAAAATGTACTCCTAATTTGGCAGCAACAGGAATAACAGTTGCAAAGGCTTTTACGAGCTCAGCCGGTTCTCCTTTGCCTTCCCTTACGGCAACAGTTAATACGTCCGCTGCTTGAGCCGCTGTGATATTGGCTTTCCCATAGGCATTTATAGCAGACGTTACAATATTAGCAATATCCTTTGTTTCACCTAATCCAGCTGACGCTGCCATTGCAGAAGTTTTCATTACTTCCATTGCTTCAGCAGACTTAAAACCGGAGGAAGTAATAAAATATAAGGCTTCTGCTAATTCTTGCGGAGCCTTACCAAAACTTGAAGCCATTTCCAAGATTTGGTTTCCCCACTCTTGTACCGTGGCACCGGAGATACCTACTAAACCTTCAATCTTAGCAAGTTCATATTCAAAATCAGCAAATGTCTTTACCGCAGCAATTCCTAATAGAGTCACAGGTAAGGTTACGTATTGTGTCAATGTGCGACCAAACGTAACCATACCTTGCTCTAAAGTCTTAAAAGCAGATTGAGTGTGAGTCATCGCAGTTTGTAACCTTCGCAAGTCGTGTTGTGCTGCCGTCAACCCAGAGGTATTAGCACCAATGATAACCATTAATGAACCTAAACTACTCATACTTTTCTTCTTTTAACTGGTGGAGATTGTTCTGTCTTTTTATTCTGTGACGCTGCTAAACCAAGAAGAATATTTTTCATTTCTTCAACACTTTGTTGTTTAGGTTCAGTTTCTGCTCCTGTATCCCATTGAAGTTGAAAATCTTCTATCTTAGTCATTTTAGATCCTTTCTTTCCATAGGCTTGTATCATCAAATTCGTGATTAACGAAGCCATATAAGAAAACTTAAAATCATTTCTCCATTCACCTACTGGATCAATATTATTATATACCTCCCACTCTGCTAATTGTTTTGCGGTTAATTGTTCCAACAATCTATCAGGATGGATAATCCCTAATTCTCTACAGAGTCTGAATTGGAACTGTCGTTCAGGTCTGCTTCTGAGTTTTTTAGGATTTCCTCCTTATCTGCGGTAGTAATTGCATTTAACCTTTGTGCAGTTTCCACAATCTTTTCCAAATTAGAAGCACTCATCATTTTACTGAGATTTTTTACATCCCCTGGTTCAAACACAAGATCTCCCTTTTCATCACAAACGGTAACAACTGCTAACTTTGCACGGAAATCTTCAAGTATGGTTTCATACGTCATTGTACGATTCCGGTCACCACTTGGTTTTTGTTTTAACATGGACTGTTCCCAAATATCTTTTTCGTGTCCGGTCATTTCACGCACATATACAAAACCTTTAGATAATTCAACTTTTTCAATTTTTAAATCATCCCTCTGTAAAAGCATTTCCTTTGTTAAAAAAACTGATTTTTTCATTTGATTAATTTTTTAAGAATTTATAAACTAAAAATAACACTTGATTAGTGATATAAAGGTTAATTCTATGAACCACTACCGGAATTGACGGTCACTTTTCCGGAAACCTTAATGGTTACATTGGCGGTGATTTTATCATCCGTAGGAATTTCCAACGGTAACTCAGTTACAAAACCACAGAACTCAAACGATGTGTTTACATCATCCGGAAGAACAATTTCATAGTAATGAGGGGTATCATCCTCAAAATCCGACAACATCTTATCGTAAGATGTGCGGGTAAAGTTCATAGTCAACGAAACGTTTCCACCATCTCGAAAACCTGTAATAAACTCACGGAATCCACCAACCGAATCTAAGGAAGTTACATCAATAAAATCCCTTGTCATGGATGGACCCGAAATACTGTTAATTTCAGCTATCTTTTCCCATATGGAACCAGACCAGCGTTGAAATACAGTTCCTACTCCTGAAATAGCATTGCTACTACCTGCTACACAACCCATAATTATTTACCTCCTTTTAAAAATTAATTTTTAATTTCATCTTCGTTGTAAATAGAAATTAATTATAAATCGCACCCTTTGATTCTTGTCATAGTCCAAAAGAGCCGGACCACTTGAACAACGAATTAAGGTATATAGAGCACCATTCCACGTCTCATTTGCCCGGCCGTGAAGAATGTTCTTTATATTGGTAATTACATCCCAACCTTCCAAATACTCATTAGCACGTACACGTATTTGAATAGTAGGATATTCATAGACTTCCATTCTATCGAGAGTTAATTGAGGAGCCATTATACCTGTCTCAAATATGGAAATAACATTTTGTGGTTCCGCAGGTTCTTTTCCTACGTGAATAGGAAACAGTTCCAACACACAAGATGAATTCTCTTGAGCAAAATACTCGAGCATCTCTTTAATATCTACTGAAGGTGCATTCATAATTTTATTATTTTACACTCGCTTCGTCTGCAATAATATCTAACATCTCTTTTTTATCTGTATTCAAATGTATTTCAAACCATTTTGCTCTTGAACCTTGTCTTGTCCATTTTACAACTCCATACGGTGGTTGTGTCATTTCATGAACATAAGCTGCATAATTTGCCGTATAACCAATTTTAATCTGTGGATTCTCTGGACTGTTATTATGATCCACCACTCTCCAAGAATTACGTAAAACACCAGTATCAACAGGAACCAAAGGTTCATAAGTTTCCATATTATATTGGAGTTTAGCGGCAGCCATTTTCAATCCTGCAACTGTTCGTTTCTTCATATTGGAAATCTCACGATTAAGATTATCCCTAACCTGACGCATTCCCACAAGACGCATATAAACACCTGCACCATTATTCATTCGTGCTATATTTGTTCCAGGAAAATAATTTACAGCCATTTTACAGATTTATTTACCTTGATCATACAACCAAGCAGTCCTTACAAATTCATCAGTTTTACGTACCATAGGAATTCTATCAAACCTATGTATGATGTATGCGGTTGGAATCTCTTTTGGTTTACTTGTATCATACCCACTTAAACTTGCAAGAGTACCACGATACAAATATCCTTGCAAATCTAAATCCTGTAAGACAAGAACACTTGCTTTAGACAACAACAAGTTTCCTGGAAACCCAGTACTAAACCAACCTATATCCACTTCGCTCTTTTCTTCCCAACGACATTTAATTTCTACAGGTGTGTCAAAGGTAAACCCACCGTACCCATCATTTTGTGGATTCCCCCAATAAACGGCTGTTTCGACACAGAACCGTTTTGCTACCTTTTCAATTCCTTTACCAGACGGAGTCGTTAGTGCCATTTTTAATCAAAATTAGGTATTGCCTTTATCCAACCAAAAGATTTACCTTTTGCTATTGCATTTAACGTACCAGAACTATCTAAAGTCACTGCCATTTGACCATAGGTCGTTCCTAACAATCCTTCTCCCCATTTACCAGCCCATTCAATCATTGCAGTACCTGCCTGTTCCTTTTTGGATTGTCTTTCACGTGTTGAGACAATCATATGGGCAGACATCCACATTTCTATCTGGGTTAATAATTCTGTGCTTAATCCTTTCGTACCAAGCAAGGCTGTTACGAAAACATTTGCACTATTAATAAACCCTTCGATAACATCTTCATCTAAATCTGTATCATCCAGGATATTTATTACATTATCAACGGTTGTTCTCATACGGCTACCTCCCTACTTTTATTTAATAACGGATCAATTATACT